TGCTGTCATACAGGAAAAGCATCGTTGACCCGGACTGGATAAGACCATCACAGATCACCACGTTCCTCAACGCACCGAGACACGATCTTCATGATGAAGATTTTGAACTGTTCAAAAAGAACAGGTATGACCGGGAACTGGGCGGAGTTTACCTTCATTGGAGCCAAGTGGGCAAGACGCTTTACGAGGTTTTCAGAGATGAAGGTGGAGTAAAGATGGACCAAGCCACTTGTAGCGAGATCAATCACCAGAAGTATTACTCAGGGGAATTTGATGTGGAGTGGGGACAGACGATCACAGAGAGATCGCACGAATTCAAGAAAATGGAAATGGATAAATTCAGGGACTGGTTGAAACTGAATGGGTACGACTGGGAGGACCCAAAACTGGCACTTGGCTACATCAAGATCGGACAGGTCGATCTCAAAAGGACATTTGGCGCAGACGCCACGTTCAAAGACATATGTGAGACCATGAACAGGAATCTCAACATAACTAGTATTAAGACCATATCATCCGGAACTATAGAATGTGACTATCCATATTCTTTAGACAGCGCGGACTGGCAGGAAATACAAATTGAAGGATTAAAAAAATGAATCACGTGGTTTGTGTGAAATGGGGCAACAAGTACATCGCCAAATACGCCAACATCTTGAACAGCATGGTCAAGAGGCACACCACGGTGCCCTACCAGTTCCACTGCCTCACCGACGATCCTACCGGATTAGATCCTGACATCAATGTTGTCAAACTTCCCAATGATCCTTGGATCAAGAGTTGGTGGAGCAAACTATGGATGTTCGCACCCGAGATGCCGATCAAGGGCAACATACTGTTCTTCGACCTGGACGTGGTGATATTTGACAATATAGATCCCTTGTTCTCACACACAGGCAAGTTCAATATAATCAGGGATTTCAACAGGTGTAGAGTCAAGGACTGGAAACTGAGTAACAGCAGTTGCATGAGATGGCAGTCCGGCACAATGGACTACCTATGGACCGAATTCAAGGACAGGTCCGCACAGATCATGCAACAGAATCACGGAGACCAGGACTGGATAACCAAAAGAGCCAACAAGGACATCACTTGGTTCCCAGATGAATGGATACGAAGTTACAAGTGGGAGATGGTGGGATTGAAAGATACCAAACTGCTGACCAAGGATGGACGCAAGTGGTTCCGCACTCCACCAAAGGTCAAACCCGGCAACCGGGTCGCGGTGTTCCATGGTTTACCAAACCCCATGGAGTGTGCTGACCAGTTCGTTATTGACAACTGGAAATAGTCATCCTATAATAAAGTATGAGCATAAGGGAGAAAAAGTTTTACGAAGCCGCTAAAATCAAACGTGTTAGGGCACACCTAGATGAGATCCCCGAGGACTGCGGATACGAGAAGAAGTTCCGCTACAACATCGACATGAACAGCAATGGAATCATGGGCAACTGCATCGAGTGGTGCCAGGTCAACTGCGAGGGCAAATGGGGTTGGTGGTTCCAGAACAAGAACCTGTACGATGAAAAATGGCACAACTGGGAGGACCAGGACGCCTATATGAGCTTCCAGAAGAAGAGGGACGCTTCAAGATTTTGGCTGGCTATCGGAGTCAAGAACATGGGAAACAGGTAAGCATAATTACTAATATGAAACTATTCGAGATAACAGAAGCCGCAAAACAGCAAATGGAAAAACTACTCGAAAAAAATCCAGATAAATGGGCGATCTCGCTAGTAGTGAACGGTGGAGGATGTGCTGGGTTCAAATACGAATGGAAATTAATTGACAAGGAAGAAGATGTAAAGAAAGAGGATTACTTGGAAGAATGGCCAGGCGGTCGTTTTGTTGTGGACGAATTGTCTCTCTTGTATGTTTCCGGAACGAAAATAGACTGGAAAGAAGAACTTTTTGGATCACAATTCGAAGTGTCCAATCCAAACTCGACCTCCGCATGCGGATGTGGAGAATCATTTGGCATCTAATGGACACTGCATTTGTCATAGGCAATGGTGAGTCTAGAAAGATATTCCCTATAGAAACATTAAAAGGCAAGGGCATAGTGTATGGCTGTAACGCCATTTATCGTGACCATCCTACATTATGTGACCACATAGTGGCAGTGAACCCTCCCATGTATGAAGAATTGAAACAGTGGCACGATGCCACAGACAAGAGCACACAGATACACGGCATAGAGGACATCAGTCGTTGGAACTACATCTGTGACGGAGACCGGAAGATGGACGTGCCCCGGGGACTCAAGATCTACAGGATATGGCGAGGTGGCAACATGAAGAAGGGTGGCCGTATCAAGACCGAGGACTTCTCCAACAACCGAGGGTCAGGCTGTTCGGCGGTGCTGATGGCGGCCGAGAGTGGTATCAAAAATGTAGTGATCCTGGGATTCGACATCCTGGGCGCACAGCAGTGGGAGATGCCGGAACCCAGCCGGATACAGAACAACATCTACAAGAACTCCGCCAACTATCCGGACAGGCACAGCATGAAGGCCTATCTCAAGTACGAATGGATGTACCAACTGAGACAGATCTTCAGGCGATTCCCCGACACCAACTTCCGTTTCATCAACAGGCGCGAGTACCTGGACGGCAACACGTTCCTGAGATGGTACTTCGATCAGCCCAACATAAGGTCGGGCATATACGCTGACCTGCAGAGATGGATCACGGGCAGACGTGACGACATCAGTTGGATGCGATTATAGATCACAACGATCACAGAAGTGCTTGTGACCCTTGTCCATGCGTTCGGGATCTACCCGTGATTTGGGCTTTTTGAAAGTTTCTCCACAGCGGTCACACTTGAGGATATACATGATGTTGTTGCGACGAACGGTGTGGCAGACACCCAGTTTGCTCTCCCTCTTGAACAGTTTGAGGGTCTTCTGCGTCTCTATGAACATATTCATATTTAATAAATACGCATAACAGATTATGGCTAGATTAACGATAGACACAGGAACGGCAGGAAATCCAGCAACGGGCGACACTTTACGCACGGCTATGACCAAGGTCAATGCCAATTTCGCGGAATTGGCCGGCGATCTACAGATGTCAGGCAACACTTTATTGAGTGCTGACACCAACGGAAACATCATATTAGATCCAAACGGCACGGGACAAGTACAAGTCAATGCTGACAGATTAGTGATCACGACTACCAAGACACCAACAGCAATAGGAGCCACAGGTGATGTAGCGGGATCAATCAGTTGGGACGCGACCAACCTGTACATCTGCACTGCCAACTATGATGGTTCAACTGCCATCTGGAAGAAACTAGTATTACAGGCGATATAAAATGGCAAAACAGACTATTGACCTAGGTACATTAGGCGGTGCCGACGGTACCGGTGATTCTATCAGGACCGCGGGCGCCAAAATCAACTCAAACTTCACGGAACTTTACGCCACCAGTGCGGTGCAGTCGCACATCGGCATAGTACAGAACAACATCAGTTCAACGCTGAGCAACGCGGACATAGTGCTGAAGCCAGCAGGAACCGGTTCTATTTTATTTCCGTCTATAAGATTTAACGACAACAACATAGAGTCTATCAGGTCCAATGAAAACATCAAGATTATACCAAACGGTTTAGGTTCCGTTGTGATTGACGCCGTAAGCATTAAGAGTAACACAATCACTATAAATTCCTCCAACGCTGACCTAGAGATATCTGCCGACAGCGGAAATATTTCGATCTCGCCAGGAGTAACTATTGACGGGAATATCAACATCAAAGATAATGAGATCAAAACCACCACGTCAAATTCAGACTTTCTTCTGACGCCGGCGGGCATAGGTTCAGTAGTGATCTCAAAAACAGACATCAACAGTGGAACAGTAGACAACTGTCTTATAGGAGACTCAACCCCGTCCTCGGGCACATTTTCAACTTTGTCCATGGAAACGTTGAATGCCGATGGCATCATAATAACAAATCATACCATCACATCAACATCCAATGCTGATGTAGAACTAGAGACAGGTGCAACAGGCAATGTCATTGTTAACGGATTTACGATGCCAAACACCGACGGAATAGTAGGACAGGTCCTTAAAACAGACGGGAATGGAACTTTATATTTCGCATCTCACTCCTCACTGTACGACCATTCATTCCTTGAGGATGCTACGGCCACTGTGTTGGGAAGTTCATCGTCGGCTCAGGTTGTGGACACTTGGTCGGCTTCTACTTACAGGAGCGTGAAATACCACATACAGATCTCAGACGCCACGGCGGACAGGTATAGGTTGATAGACGCCAACGTTACGCACGACGGTGTCACAGCATATATCAGCATTTTCGGTGGTGTAGACAATGGTGACGGTGATGGATCCTCGGTGTACGACACTATACAATTCTCTGCAGACATATCGGGCGGCAATGTTAGGTTGCTAGGAACAGTAAATAACACAAACGACCAGGCGATAAAACTGGTAAGAAGGGTGATCAACGCATAATGGCACAACAGATTTTGAACATAGGAGCAACGGCTAACGACGGTACAGGTGATGCTTTACGTGTCGCAATGGACAAGGTTAACGACAACTTCGATGA